TGCCGACGTCGCTAGAGGGGACTCTACTGACTACTCAGGCTTCCATGTCTTTGATATTGAAAACTGTACACAAGTAGCAGAATATAAAGGTAAGATATCTCCTAAAGAATACGGAAACGTATTAGTAGGAATAGCAACAGAATACTGTGATGCACTTCTAGTAATAGAGAATGCCAATATTGGATGGTCGACCATTGAACAAGTAATAGAAAGAGAATATAAAAACCTATATTATTCATCTAGATCAGATAATGAAACAGTTGAATCATATATGGCCAAGTTTGAAAGAGATAAATTAGTACCAGGATTCACAATGTCTCTTAAGACAAGACCTCTAGTTATCGCTAAAATGACCGAATACATACGGGAAAGATCGGTAATAGTACAATCTAAGCGGTTATTATCTGAAATGAGGGTATTCATATGGAAAAACGGTAAGGCGCAGGCACAGACGGGATACAATGACGATTTAATTATGGCTTTTGCTACAGCCCTATATGTTAGAGATACTGCCATACGTATGAGACAACAAGGAATGGATCTTTCAAGGGCTACAATGAACTCTTTTGTAAGCCTTAATCAAAGAAGTCAAGGCGTGTATAACGTTGCTCCTATGCAGAATAATCCGTATCTTATGGAAACACCTGGTGGACAGGAGGACTTATCCTGGCTAATAGGATAAGTTACTATTTATAAATAAAACATTTTTAAAATGGCAGAAAGAAATTTATTTTCCTCATTACAGAGATTATTCGCAACTGATATATTAGTTAGAAATGTAGGAGGAGATGAGTTAAAGATTGCTGACGTTAATCAAATCCAGACTACAGGTAAGTATCAAACAAACTCCCTACTGGACAGATTCTCTCGTCTATACATCTACAACAATAAGAACATATTCAACCCAAATCTTAACTACCAAACGTTAAGAATACAACTATACTCAGATTACGAAGCAATGGATACAGATCCGCTTATTGCTTCTACTCTAGATATTTTAGCAGATGAATCTACCCTTAAAAACGATATAGGAGAAGTTCTATCTATTAAATCTTCAGATGAAAATATTCAAAGAGTATTGTATAATTTATACTACGATGTATTAAATATCGAATTCAACCTTTGGTCTTGGATTAGAAATATGTGTAAATACGGAGACTTCTTCTTAAAATTAGAAATCTCAGAAAAATTTGGAGTTTATAATGTAATTCCATATACAGTTTACAATATGGTAAGGTATGAAGGACAAGATCCTAAAGAACCAACCAAAGTAGTATTTACTATCGACCCAGACGGGTTAGCTTCTTCAGCAGATCCAAACTACATACCTAAATCTAATAAGACAGTTATTACGTTAGATAATTACGAAGTAGCTCACTTTAGGTTAATATCAGATACAAATTACCTACCATACGGTAGATCTTATATTGAACCAGCCCGTAAGATATACAAACAGTTAACTTTGATGGAGGATGCGATGTTGATTCATAGAATCATGAGAGCTCCTGAGAAGAGAACATTCTACATCAATGTAGGAACAATTCCGCCAAACGAGGTAGAGCAGTTCATGCAAAAGACTATTAATAGTATTAAAAAGACTCCATATGTTGATCCTCAAACAGGTGAATATAACCTGAGATTCAATATGATGAATATGATGGAAGATTTTTACCTTCCAGTTCGTGGAGGAGATACTTCTACAAAAATTGATACTACAAAAGGATTAGAGTATGACGGTACAAACGATATCGAATACTTAAGAGATAAAATGTTTGCAGCACTGAAAGTGCCAAAAGCATATTTTGGATACGAAAAAGATCTTACAGGTAAAGCAACTCTTGCAGCAGAAGATATTCGTTTTGCTAGAACAGTAGAAAGACTTCAAAGAATTGTAGAAAGTGAATTAACCAAAATTGGATTAGTGCATTTATATGCTCAAGGATTTACAGGAGAATCTCTAACCAATTTCGAAATTAAATTAACTACTCCGTCTATTGTTTACGAACAAGAGAAAGTGGCGTTAATGAAAGAGAAGATAGACCTAGCAACTCAAATGCAAGCAACTAAACTATTCTCTTCAGATTATATCTACGATAATATCTTTAATATGTCAGAGGATACTTATAACGAAATGAGAGATCTTGTAAGAGAAGATGGTAAGAGAGCATTTAGATTATCTCAAATTGAAAACGAAGGAAATGATCCAATTGTATCCGGAGAATCATACGGTACACCTCACGATTTAGCTTCTATATACGGAAGAGAGAGAGGAGAGCTACCAGCCGGATACGATGAAACAGAACCTAAGCCAGAAGGAAGACCTAGAGAGAAAGTTTCGATACTAGGAACACAGGAAGATCCTTTAGGAGGAAGAGATAGATTAGGAGTACATGGAATGAAAGGCGGTTATCCAAGTGATAATGAGAATGTAAGAGAGAACACTAGAAGCACACAAGCAGTCTTTTTAAGAAACAAAGATATTTTTAAATCAGAAAAAAAATTAATCTTCGAAAAGAAGCACGAAGAATCTTCGGATTTACTAAATGAAGATAATATTAAAGATTTAGATAATTAATAGATATTTATAACAAAGACACTATTATTGTGAAAATAAAACATTCGAAATATAAAAATACGGGCCTTATATTTGAATTGCTAATAAAGCAAGTGGCAGCAGATACTCTATCTAGAAAAGAGTCTCCAGCTATTAAAGTAATTAAAAAATTCTATACAGGAAATACTACTTTAGTAAAAGAATTCAAATTATATGATTTTATTTTAAAAAATAAAGGAATAGGTTCAAAGAAAGCTGAGACTATAGTATCAACAATTGTTGAGATATCTAGAAAATTAGATCTAGATTCTTTAAAGAAACAAAAGTATGAGTTGATTAAAGAATTAAAACAGCATTATGATTTAGAGGAATTTTTCTCTATGAAAGTAGACACCTACAAACCATTAGCTGCTCTTTACTGTTTACTAGAAGCTCAAAATACACCGGACTTATTAGACCCAAATGTATTTGTTAATAACAAAACTACAATTTTAGAGCATTTAACACAAACAAAACACTCAGAAGGACAAGTAAAAGATGCTTTGATTGAAGAATATTCTAAATTTGATAAAGATTTACGTCTTTTAACATATAAGATTTTATTAGAAAAATTTAACGATCAATATAAAGATTTACTTCCAGAGCAAAAGAACATACTAAAAGAATTTATAGTATCTGCTAACTCCTCTATAAGGTTAAGAAACATAGTAAATGAAGAAATGGTAAAATTAAGTGAAAACATTTCTAAATTAAAAGCAAAAATAACCGATAGCGTTGTAAGAATTAAACTAGAAGAGATACAGAAAGCAATAATACCGGTAAAGAATACTCAAAAAGTTGATGACAATCACTTAGTTTCATTAATGCAGTACTACGAACTGGTAAATGAATTAAGAGCTCTATGAAAAGATCACAAGTAGTCGAAATAATTAAAGAGGTCTTATCCGAAATGTCAACAACAGGTACAGGAGCTTCTTTCACACCTGGAGCAGGAGAGCAATACGCTACTTCTTATGCTTTTTCAAAAGGAACAGGGAAGAATAAAGCTACTAAGTATCTTGAAAAACTAGGATATAAAACAGTTAAAAGACCTAAAAGGCCTTCACATACAAAGATGTTTACTTACTTACATGAAGAAGGAGCAAGTGCTTACGAGGCACCATATGCTTTTACAACAGAAGAAGGACTATATACTCATAGTGCTACTAAAGCATCAGAAAAATTAGGAATGGAAGTAGTAAATAAACCAAAAAATTCTTCAAAGAAAACATCAAAAACATCCTCAGATCACAAAAAGAAATAATATGAGAACTTTACAAGAAAAATATAACGCAATTCAAGAGGGAAAATTCTCTAAAGATCAGTTTCTAGTAGAAGCTAGAATGCAACACCCAAATATCGTAACTCGTTTCAACGGATATGACGATGCTGTTCAGATTCTTAAAAACAAAGGAATGATCTCAGACGTTAAGATTGAAGAAGCTAGACTTACTAAAAATAGTTTAACAGATTATAGATACAAGCCAACCAACGAAATGGATAAGTATCCATATGAGCAAATCCTTAGAGGTTTGAGAGTTGAGTTAGAAGTAATGGAAGTATACGGAACTCCGACAGCAGAAGAATATGCAAAAGCATTAGCAAAAGTATCTAAAAACTTAGCAAAAGATTCTATTTTCTATACAAATCAATTAGCAGGAGTTAATCCAAAGGTAGATCTTCATGATAAAATGGTAGATGTTACAGCAAAAAATACTGTAGATACTTTTAATGGAATGAAGAAAATAAAAGATCTAAAAGAAGATCATTCTAAAAATCCAGATGACAAATACACTGTGAAACCTTGTAAAAGCAAAGGAGAACCATGGGCTGTTTGGGAAGGTGAAAAGAGAGTAAAAGGATTTGCTACAAAAGAAGAAGCTAAAGAATACGCTGATAAACAAAACAAAAAACAAAACTTATCTGAAAGTGTTTTAAAAGAAGGTATTAAAAACCTAATTAAAAAAGCATTAATGGAGAATGAAGAGGACATTTACGAAATGTATGGAGAAGAAATAGCAGCTAATGAGGATTTTGGTAAATGGAGAGAATTAGATCCTGAAGAAAAGGAGAGAATAGGTAACTTTGTAAAAGACACAGGTGATAGAGATCAAGCAGAATATGAAAAAGCAAGAAAAGAGAGATTAGCTGCACAATCTGCAAGACTGGCTAAACATATTGGAGGAGGTATAGACGAATCAGCAATGGGAGACATCTACCAAATAGCTAAAGAACATAATAGATTTGAATACTTTGTACAAGCTGTAGAAGATGAATTTGGGCCAGTAGAGGATATAGCAGAACTAGAGCATATCTTTAATGCTACAAGAGGAGAAGATGATATTGACTATGGTGATGAGAATTTCTCAGACTCTGAAATCGATACAGAATACGAGGAGGAAGATGATATCTCACATCCAAGAGGATATGAAGAAGCAAGTGATGAAGAAAGTTTTGAAGACTTATTTGAATCAAAACTATTAAAAGACCTACTGTAATGAATAACCCACTATTAATAAACGTAACTCCTTTTAAAGGACTTCTTACTGAATCAAAAACCAAGCCAGGTGTTTTTGAGGTAACAGGTATTATGCAGAGAGCAGGAGCAAAGAACCAGAACGGAAGAGTTTATGAAAGAAGAATTCTTGAAAAAGAAGTTCAAAACTACATAGAAAATTTTGTTAAAGTAGGAAATGCTTACGGAGAATTAGATCATCCAGAATCAGCAATTGTATCTCTAAAGAATGCTTCACACGTTGTAAAAGACTTATGGTGGAATGGAGATGACTTGATGGGGAAAGTAGAACTACTAAATACACCTTCAGGAAATATCGTAAAAGAAATACTAAGAGGAGGTCATACAATTGGAATTTCTTCAAGAGGAACAGGATCAGTATCACAAACAAACGAAGGAACTTTAATGGTTCAACCAGACTTCGAATTAGTATGCTGGGATTTCGTTTCTAATCCTTCCACACAAGG